AGACCATATAGACCCCTCGATTCTATCTTATCAAGAATGGATAAACGTCGGAATGGCCTTAAAGCACGAAGGGTACACAGCTTCCGACTGGGATAATTGGTCGCAGAATGACACGCGTTACCGTAAATTTGAGTGTTACAAGAAATGGGACACTTTCAACGAAGAAGCGGGCTCGATTGTGACAGGCGGAACGATTGTCCAGCTAGCGAAAGATCACGGCTGGGTGAATCCGTACTCAAGCGATAGCGAGGGCGCTCACGAGCTCGACTGGAACGACACCATCGATCGGGACTATCGCGTCATTGATAAGAACTGGATCGAGGGAAAAGAGATTCATGAGCCTACAAACTGGAACCCAGTACAAGAGATTATCAAGTACCTCGAGGCCTTGTTTGAATCGTCCGAGAATGTCGGATATGTTACGGAAAGCTATCCAAAAGTAAACGACGAAACGGGCGAAATAGAGAAATGGCTTCCGACAAAGGGAGCGTATGACCGAACCGCGGGACAACTGATCGAGCAATTATCCAAGTGTAACGGCGATATTGGGGCAGTCCTCGGGGACTATCACAAGGAAGCGGGCGCGTGGATTCGATTCAATCCGTTAGACGGCAAAGGAGCCAAAAACGAGAACGTAACTGATTATCGTTACGCGCTCGTTGAGTCTGACAGCATGAGCGTAGAAAAGCAAAACGCGATCTATAAAGAACTCGAGCTTCCTATCGTGGCCCTTGTCTATAGTGGGAACAAGTCCTTACACGCTATCGTAAAGGTGGACGCTGGCAATTACGAAGAATATAGAAAGCGCGTTGACTATTTATATAAGATATGCCAAAAGAACGGGATCTCGGTCGATACACAAAACCGCAATCCGTCGCGTTTGTCCCGTATGCCGGGATTCGAGCGAAACGGCCAGAAGCAATTCCTTGTCGATACGAATATCGGTAAGCGTAACTGGGAAGAATGGTACCAGTATATCGAGGACTTAAACGACGATCTTCCAGATCCCGAAGGTCTGGGGGATAGCTGGGACAACCTCCCAGAGCTCGCACCCGAGCTGATTGAAGGAGTCCTTCGCCAAGGGCACAAAATGCTGATCGCTGGGCCGTCAAAAGCCGGGAAGTCATTCAGCTTGATCGAAATGTCAATCGCGATCGCAGAAGGCAAGAAATGGCTTGAATGGAATTGTACGCAAGGCAAGGTCCTATATGTCAATCTCGAACTAGATCGCGCGTCATGTCTCCATAGATTCCGCGACGTGTACGAAGCAATGGGACTTCAACCAAACAATTTACAAAATATCGATATATGGAACTTGCGCGGAAAGACTGTACCGATGGACAAGCTCGCGCCGAAATTGATCCGTCGATCGCTCAAAAAGAACTATATCGCGGTTATCATTGACCCGATCTATAAAGTCTTGACGGGTGACGAAAACAGCGCGGACCAGATGGCACACTTTACAAATCAATTTGACAAAGTAGCGACAGAGCTCGGCTGCTCGGTGATCTATTGCCATCACCACTCAAAGGGCTCACAAGGCAATAAAAAGTCAATGGACCGGGCCAGCGGATCGGGCGTATTCGCTCGAGATCCGGACGCGCTGATCGACTTGGTAGAGTTGGACGTCACAGAGGAGCTATTTACTCAACGAATCAACCACACAGCCACTCGGATATACAAAGAGGCCTTGCAAACGTGCAACCTTGGATATTACCAAGAGGAAGTCAGCCTTGACGATCTCCAAAGTCCCGCGATTATGCGGACACACTTCGAACAAGCAATTCCAAACGTGCTCGATCGGAAGCCTTGGACAGATAAGATCGAAGAAGCCCGTCGAGCGATCGAAATATCGACAGCGTGGCGCGTGGAAGGAACGCTTCGAGAGTTTGCCAAGTTCAAACCTGTAAATATGTGGTTCAGCTATCCAGTGCATTTTCTGGACGATTCGGGAGTTCTTGCTGATATCCAACTTGAGGACACCGCTCCTAATTGGAAAAACAATTTAGACAGCAAAAAAGCTAACGATAAGAAGAAAAAGTCCGCTGACGAAAAATTCACAACGGCTATGGAAGTATTATTCGACGGAATAAATCCCGTTGAATTAAACGACGTGGTAGAGTATTTTTCAACCGAAGATAAGCCAGTAAGTGAAAAAACAATCCGAAGATGGGTAAAAAATAATGGTGATTTTGAAGTCAAAAATAATCAAATTTTACCTAAAAATGAGTCAGGGACAAATTAGGGACAAGGACAAACCCGAGGGACAAACCCGAGGGACAACTTCGGGAATGTCCCTGTCCATGAGGGACAAACCCGAGAATGTCCATGTGTCCCTGAGGTGTCTCTAGGGACAAGGACAAACCCGAGAATGTCCCTGAGAAATCGCACAACCATGCGTGTTTGGGGCTCTAGGGACAAACCCGAGAAACTCAGGGACAAAACGAGGGACAGAATATCTCCTTCTTTGAAGAGAGATATTTAGGAAAATGTCCCTGAGTGTCCATGGGAACAGGAACAGGAACAGGGGGGCTTTGCTCCCGCCCCCTGTAACCCTGTACCCCTGTCCCCTAACATGGACGAAGCGCGAGAGCGTGGAGCTAAAAATAAAAAGTAAAAAAAAGGTATAAAAACATGGTACGGAAGAAAAAAACGTATTCAGTAAATTTGGATATTGGAAAACAAATGCCACCACTTTATCACACGATACCCGGTCAAGATTTTTGGTATTCAGATTCCGAAGTTTTGAAATGGATCGCAAAGCAACCTACTTTGTTGAACTTTGTAAAAGATCAATTAAGATCAGCGGGATATATTACCTATGACGCGACAACTGGAAAATGGACCGGAGTCGATTATAAAAACGAGGTGGCGAAAAATGATTGAGTTCTTTTTGCCGATGGAAAAAATTCCAACAACAACGCACCAACAGAAAAAAGTAAATGTCAGAAATGGCAAGCCGATTTTTTACGAGCCCGAGGAGCTGAAAAACGCACGGGCAAAATTTGAAAGTTTACTTGCGCGTCATGTACCACCAGACAAAATGAAAGGGCCAATCCGGCTCACGGTCAAATGGTGCTTCCCGATGATTAAGGGAGTACGAACTGGACAGTATAAGACAACCAAGCCAGACACGGACAATCTCCAAAAATTGTTTAAAGATTGTATGACCAAGCTCGGTTTTTGGATAGACGACGCACAGGTCGCAAGCGAGATCGCTGAGAAATTTTGGTCTGAAGTCGTGGGGATCTATGTCAGAGTGGAGGAGTGGGACGATGAATTATATACATTTCTTTAGCGTCGAGCTCCCGGACTTCATGGCACGAAATAACCAAGTAGCGCAAAGCCTCGGTTTTGGATCTGAGCGTTACTGGTTTTGGACCGTAGACGCGATCGCTGAGATTTGCAAAAAGTACAATGACGACGAATTAGTCGTAAAGCAATTCGGGCTCTTGTTTGAATGGTTAGAAAAACAAGCGGAAGGAGTGGCACAATGAAAGAGAAATCTTATTTTGAGGTTTTGGCTGAAGCTGAGGGCCGATCCTATGACAGGCTAGAAACACAGCTCGAGATCGGCGAAAATTGTATCAAAGATATAAAAGCGCTGGAAAGCAGCAAAGACGCGAAAACTGTCCATCGCTTGGTAAGTGTGAACGGCAAGCGATACAATATCTCAATTTCTGAGTGGAAAGGATAGCTGATGGAGCGTGTTAAATATGATCTAAAACAACGTGAGGCGTTGAGAAAGAATCTAAAGCGTCTAATGAACGAAAAAGGAGTCACAAAAACACAGCTTTCAAGAAAGCTGGGCTGGTCCTATAACACGATCGACTATTGGATTCGTGGGGATCGCGTACCCGATAAAACAGGAATCGAGGCTATATGCGATTATTTCGGAATCGATGACGTGGAACTATTGGGATCAGAAATGAAGGTCCGCACGTTCGCTTATTATAAAAACGATACGCTGCTCGCGTTTGGCACGATGGAAGAGATCGCAGAACAAACGGGCCGAAAAATCGAGTCATTGCGGAGTCTGCTTTGCAACTCGAAACGATTCAACAAAACAACGAAAACATACATGATCGAGCTCGAAGACGATAGACGATACAAGCTAAAATTTAAACAGTCGTTCACGATCGACGAGCTGAACCTAAAAGGGATTGGGTGGCTATTAGAAAGCCCGCTCGTAGAAGTAGAAGAGGTAGAAGAATGAATAAACAAGAGTTGATTGAGCGTATCGAAGATTTTCCGTGTGAAGCAAGTCTAGTCACGGAAATGATTCAAATTAATAAAAATACTCTATTAGGGTGGGTAAAACAACTAGACGAACCGCAAAAAGTCACAGTACCGCAGATCGTTGCAGACTATATCGAATATACCAAAGCAACTGACTGGGATCTGCAAGAAGCGATGGACGATGTCGCTTATGAAGACAACAAAGATCTCCGAAAATGGTTCAACGATAATATAGAAACGTTCGCCCGTGCTTGGCTTGACGGCTACACAGTCGAGAAAGAGAAGCGGTATTATGTAAGGTTTAAATGGATTGAAGAATCATATAGTTACTTAACCTTGATTAAGTACCTAAATGCTTGGACGTTACATTCAATAACACTAGATAAAAAATTTCGTACAGAACACACAAAAAAACAGCTTGAAGAAGCTGGCTTTGGTTGGGTGTTTGATTGTACAGGAATTGAGATTGAGGAGGTGGAATGATGAAAAAATACATTGAGAATCATCTTGATCAAATTCTTGTGAGTTTACTTATAAGTTTGGCCTATATGTTTGTTATTGGGCTTACTTATGCGATTTTAGATTATAACTTGAGCGCTGGTGTCATTCCGTTTCTATTCTCGATATCTGTTTATGTATTGGAAACGTTGATCTATTTAACAATGTTAAGTTATGTATTTATGAGGTGGTAAAAATGGACCTATTAACTGTTATATTCGGGCTCTTATCTCTTGCGTGGCTTGGTGGACTCGCAGTGATCGGGCTTGCGATGTGGAAAGAGGGACAGGAAAATGACGAATAATGTAAAGCTAGTATGCGCAAATGTCGCGTTTGTTTTCTTGGTCCTATTCGTGGTATGCGTCAATTTGAACGCACGGATCCGGGTACTCGAGACGAGCAACAGCGAGTTACAACAAACAATCCGGACGCAAAAGGACGAGCTGGAAAAAGCCAAAGAAAAAAACGTCATGCAAGACGTGATAATTAATAAGCTAAACGCTGATTATAACTCGCGTATGGCCCAACAATTACAGGAAGTCGCCGATATAAACGATGTGGGGGGATAGTGTGAAAGTCTATATCGTGAGAAAGTATAACAAGCTGACGCGCTGGGATTGCAATCATTCGACGAAATTCGAGGAGTTTGAATTCCTAACAAAAGCGGAAGCGTTGGCCTATCGAAATAGCCAAAAAAGAGGCGTCTTTGACATTTACGAGAAAGAAGCATAAAGCCCAGTTAGGGCTAGAAAGGAGGGGAGCTTGAGAATTGAGACAAGATACGGATATCTAATCGACGCACTTCGAAGATATCCATTCGATAAAGAGATCAAAGAACGAATCGAAGAAATCACTTTCCCGTATCAAAATTTCGACGAGAATTGGTTTATCAAAAGTAAGGCAGCAGCTAACACGCCGGAAGCACTAAAAAACGTGATTCTTAAAGAAAATGATCCGGAATTAATTCGACTCTATACGCTCGCAGAAGCGATCACAGAATACACAAGCGAGTGCGCTCCCTCGAGTTGGGAGGCGATCAAGGCGCTATATGTGGCACGATCGAAAAACGTCGAAGGGGTGGCGCTCGAGCTCTTTATGTCAAAGAATTCAGTCTATCGGCACATCATAAAACCGTTCTTCGAAGGGCTGGAAAAGAAATATACAAGTATTTTTTTAAAAAGTCGCTGAAAGTTGGGAAAAGTGCACGAAAAAAGGTGATAAAATTGTATTAT